AGGAAAAAGGGAACCAACCTACGTATAGGCGGTTGTTTGTGCTAGTGACCCAGTTACAAAACTTTTCCCAGTTGGTTGTAGTGTCTCTTTGTAGTGAGATTGCAGCCATGTGATTAGTTTAAATGTATGTTGTCGCATTCCTCTTCGACTTTGGAGAGGAAAAAATTTATGAGTTCCATCTTAGCTTTGCTAGGAAGTTTCTCATCTAGTATCACTTTGTATCTTGCTTCCATGAAATCGAAGCAACTCATTTTCCATTTGTAAGGGTCTATAACCCTTGGTTTAGAAAACGCCGGGTATGATCTGACCTGTAGTAATGTAGGCACCAAGAGCAGCAACAAAACCAAGCATCGCTGCCCAGCCGTTAAAACGTTCTGCTTCATGTGTAAAGATTGGGTTGGTGTTGTGGTGTGACATTTCAATTAATTGAATAGGTGGTTCGTAAGGATACTCGTTTTCGAGTAGTGTGTCTAGATCTCTTGTTTTCATTTTAATTGATCTAGAATTTTTTGTTTTTTCTTAGCAGTATCTTTTATTTTTTTCCAGTTACTACCAAACTCGGAAACTAATTTTCCAAATTTTTTGTAAGAATTTTTTGTTTGTTTGTTCATTAGAACTGAAGATTTGATTGATCTAATTTTCTGAGAACATCATCTCTGTATGCCTCATCTGTATCATAACGTGGGTCATTCATAGCTGACATCAATTCTGCCTGCGATCTGAATATACCATCGTTACTACGAGGCGCTCTACCTTGTAAAGTTCTACCCTCGTTACCGAAAGCATCATCATACTCTGCTTTTAGACCTTTCAAAGCTAAGTTAATAGCTTCTACATTTCCTGATGCAACTAAGTTGTCATAAGCAAGTACTTGTTTTTCAGGTAGATTGTTAGCAGCCCAAGATACAATATTAGTATATTGTTTCTCGCCACCAACAGAGTTCTGAATTTGATTTACCTGTGCATCAGGTATGTCTACTTCCTGCTGTTGTTGTGCAGGAGCATTTTTAATTGACTCAACATAAGCATTAACTAAATCAGTGCTGCTCATTTCTGAAAACTTTTCAATAGTTTCTGGTGAAAGAGTGTTTTCGTTTCCGTAATACTCTTCTGAAGCTTGCATTATTAAGTCGTATGCTGGTGAAGTTTCAGTAGTTTCTTCAGATAATTCCGAATCATCTGCCTCTCCTTCTCCTTCGTCAACTTCTGTTTCTCCTTTTCCAAGTTTACTTTGTAACTCTAAGTATGCTTTTTCCAACTCTTGTGGGTTGTTGTATTTTCCTGCTAGTAACCCTTCTTGTTCTGCTACTAGCTTTTCTCCAACTTCAAGAGAGTCCTGTTCTTCGGGTGAAAGAACTTCTGTTTGTGGAGTATTATCATACGATAGTGTTTCTGCCATTATTCCTCAATAGGTGGTTCTTCTTCGAGCATAGCTGCTTGTATGTCTGGGTTCTTAGTTGGATCCATCAAAGGACTACCAGCAAATTTACCAGCCTGTTGCACTAAAGCTTGTTGCTGTTGTGCTTGCATCTGTGCTTGCATCTCTTGGTCTATCTGTTGCTGACTCTTAATAAGATTCAACACGTCTATACCTTGAGCTGCTGCTAGTCTGCGTATAGCTTCTAGCGGTTCTACAAACTTCATCAAAGCTTCTGGTCCTAATGTCTGTGCAATAGTACCAATAAACTGTGTTAATGATTCTCTATCCTGTCCTCTACCTAATGCATTTATACCAGCTACGATTGTAGGTCTGACTATATCTTTAGGTAACTTAGGTATCTCATTGCTACGTTGTAGAACTAAGAGTGTACGATTTAGATAAGGTATTAGAAACTCAATAGTTAACAAACTAAATATACCACCTAGCTGTTGTTCAAGTTCTAATTGAGTGAGTCGTACTTCCTCTGCTGTTACTCGTTCAGCTTGTCTTATGTTCATCACTAAGAATGCTTCGAGTAATCTTTTCTCTATCTGATTAGCCATGTTTGCAGCAGTAGAGAAATCGGCTGTTTTACCCACTTGTACTACCTGTACGTCTTCTGCACGTCCAGATACAATGGCACCATTGCCAGCCTTAGCAATAGTCTGTGGCTTAGTTGTGGATGATGGGCTGACTAGAAATATTACTTTCGACGCTGCTGCTGCTCCTTCAACAAGTGCTTGAGATAATCCCTCAACTGTTTTAAGGTCTCCGAGGAACTCCTCGACTCTGCCTCTGCCATAATCTTCTCCGTCAACTGTATTGAATCTGAGCACTAACCACGGACTTGCATTTTTAGGTGCGGTACTACGACTACCGGGAATAATTTTATCAAATGCTTCCTGATACCATACCCACCTACCATCAATTAATTTAACACAAGTGTATACTTCTATGTCATCCTTGTCCGTAGCTTTTGTCTCATCTACTACCCCTTTTTTTGGTGATGAATCCGGGATATCTATATCCATCACTTTTCTATTGATTAGTTCTTTAGTAACTATCTCTAAAACGTTGCCGTTCCCATCACGAGAAACAACGTATCTTGAAAGAGGATAATTTTTCAGACCATCTTTACCCATAAATATAAGGGCGTTACCACCAACGATCAAATGCTTGAGTGCTTGATGAATAGTTACTCTGTCATTTGAGGCTGCGATATATTCCATTATCATTCTCTCCATTTTGGAGAAGGATAGGTCTAACTCTCCTTTTACCTCTGGCGTAAACTCTTCGCCCAGTTTATCTTCTCGTAGCTGTAGCTTGAAGAAGCTAGTCTGGGGAGGAAGTATAGCAAGCATAAGTTTTGCTGCAAGAGTTACAACACACTTACTACCTATGCTTTGCCATGGTACTTTCAAAGATTCGTGGTTTGGTCTAGACGATAGATCGTCTTGAATTAGATAAGGCAACGTAAGTTCTGAACACTCAACTGCTTTGTCTAGAAATTCTCTACGACCTGTAGCTAACTGTTCATATCTCTCACGTGCTGTCATCATTGATTGATTCCTCCGGCTGGACCAGATTGTCCAGTGTTAACTTTTGACCCAAGAGGTACTCTAAGTTGTGAAGTGCCTGAAGCAAACTCACCTTTAGCTTTCTTGGATTTAGCTCTCCTTACCTGTGGGTTCACTGCTTTCTCCGTTGGTTCAGGAGTTGGCAATGGTGCAGGAGGTGCTGGGGGAACTGGTGGTGGTGGTGGTAATGGTGCGGGTGGTGGTGGTGCGGGGTTACCGCCTCCGAATATACACATTAAATTTCGTCCTCTTGTATGGATTTTATGTAATCAATCACACTCGCTTGTCCAGCTCTGTACATGATTGATTGTATATCTTCTTTTGGGTGAATAGGTTTCCACCCAAAGTTTTGCTCTAGCTTATCGACTAACTCATTGAGTCTTTCGTTATGTAGCTTAAGAGTATTGAGGGAGATTGACATTACTATGTTCAAAGAATGCAGGCATCCTAGCTGCCTTGGTTTGTTGGAACTCTGGCGCTTTGCCTTCGTACATTAATCTGTCACTAGCATCGAGCCAAAATTTTTTGTTCAAATATCTATCGGCACTTTTACCGAGTGGTTCCATGACCCAGTTTATAGTAGCTTTACGTAGCATGTCAAGAGATTTACTAGGTTTTAATCCTAGCTCTGTACATACTAAACTGTTTGTAGCCACGTGTACTTGCTCATCTCTGGAGATGTCTGCTGATACTGTACGTAGCCCTGCGTCTCCACAGAATCTAAAGAACGGTAGTAATACAAAAAAGATTGCTCTTTCTGCTACTAACGCCTTACAAATTGTGTGGTCTGGATGTTGTTCCCATGCTGCACGTATGGCGTATTGCAAGAGCACGGTAGATGGTTTCTTCTGCACCTTCTTTTAGTTTTCCTTTAGATGTTTGTACTGGTGTCCACGTTCTTTTACGGGACAATAACTTTATATATGGATTCATTGTTGACAATCACAAGAAATTTCGTCTGGTTTGTTACTCATTATACTTGCTAGGTAGTCATCAACAGCAGTGTCGTCCAGTGCTGCGTAAGCATCTGTCTTATCCTGTGTATCTCCCATCACTTGCAAACTATAATAGAGAGAAGTTTGTGGACTATCAAGCCACTCTTCTATAAATGCCTCATCGTAAGTCACCATGTCACTCCAACTGTTGAAGCTATAGCCATGAAGCAATCCTGTTCTGTCAAGCATAATCATTATCTGATCTGCTACTAATTTATAACTCTCCCATCCTACTTCGGATGCGATCTCGACGTTGCCATATTCTACTGTTTCGACACCAAACTCTCCTGAGTCCCTATCAACAGTACGTGCAATAGGTGGTGCTATCTCAGGTGTAGCAGTAAATCCATGTATGTCTCTACTTCTATAAGAACAACTAGCAGTTGGGGCTATAGCAAATGCCCGTTCCATCTTGTTCTCTCTTGCTATGTTAGCAGCTTCTTGTATGCCGAGGAAGAGCTCGCGTGCTGCTAATCCTGCGTAACCTTCGTAAGGCTCGGCATTATTTGTTGCCTCAAGCGCCTTACCAAACTCGGCATAGCTAATATTGTTGTTAGCTAAGAAGTTGGCTAAGCCAAGCATTCCTAGTCCAACCTGTCTGTCAAATTCTGGTTCTAAATATTCTCCAGATTCTCCAACACCTGTTTTACCATGGAGAGTGCACAGCTCTTGCATGCCTTCACGGAAACTTGGTCGTAAGTCGCCGATAAGACAGGCTGAGAGATTGATATGTTGTAAGAGGCAAGTTCCGCGTGAGGGCAAATAAACCTCAAGGCAGACGTTGCTCCTGATTCGTTTTCCATTTCTGTCATGTTTTATTTTGTTGAGCCAAATGTCCCCTCTTGCAATTCCTTTAAGTATTGCTTCCTTTGTTTCAGGCTCCGCAGAATGCCACTGTCCTCTGGTGAGGTCAACGCATCTTTTGACCCACGGAAGTTCTGACCGATCAACGTTGACATAATCAAGAATATCGGGATGTGTAATATCAAGATGGAGAACGCAAGCGCCATTCCGGTACGTCCCCCCGCGCCTAAGAATTTCATTTAATGTTGAGTAGATTTTTGCGAATGAGACTGGTCCACTTGCAACAAGTGTATCAGGTCCCTTATTTGTTTTTGTTCCTTTTGGTCTAAGGTCCGACAAGTGGACTGCGACTCCTGCTCCAAAGCGTAGAGCATGGCTAACAAAACGCCAGCTTGCTTCGATGCCATTTGGTCCCTCCATACTATCGTCGACGTTGAATATCGTACATGATACTGGCAGACGATTGGTGGGATTATCTATCCATGCTTGGACTCGACCTGTCCTAGCTATTCGATTGGGTGTTTTTCCTGCCATTTCTGTAGTAATTTGTGTAAACAATTTTGTAGTACAAAGTTTTGATGCTGTAAAGCCATAAATACTGTAATTATATCTTCCTTTCTTGCTTCTGGTTTATTTATTTGTATCTCTATCTGTCTCAAATCCAGTTCCTGTTGCATCGTCAATTCGATAGTCGGCTCCGGGAGTCCAGAGGATTGGTTCTTTTTTCTCTGAGTCATAATCATCAACAGTTAATATACGTGCAAGTCTTGCATTGACTAACGCATCCTCTTCAGTCATGTCCTTCTCTTCAAAAGTTTTTACCACTGTCTTCCAGCTATATCCTTTTTCTTCAAAGATCTTCATGGCTTTCTTGACCCCTATACCGGGGACGCCTGCGTAGCCATCTGTGTTATCACCGGCTAAGGTTTGTATTAGATGCCAACGAGCACCATCTTCAGGTGTGATGTCAACTGTTTCATTGAAGTCATATAATTTTCCGGGAATCTGTCTCATGTCCTTGTCAGGAGACACGATAATATTACCGGGGAACTTCGTAGCGTAGATACCAAGAGAATCAT